CGACGTTCACGACTCGTGGAAGCATGCCGAGATGCACAATGCGGAGCACCAGAGAAAGGTCGGCGGCTACTAGCCGTCTGAGGGGCGAGCCATGACGATCGCAGAACTTCTGATTTCGCTGGGTGTCAATGTCACTGGCGCAACCGAGGCCGAGAAGGAGCTTTCGGGCGTAGCCGATGCGGCCGAGGAAGTTGGCGAGGAAGGCAGCACATCCCTCCGTGAGTTCGGAGTTGCGGGCGCTAAGGCTTTCGCAGCGGTCGGAGCGGCAGCAGTCGCGGCAGCGGTCGGCATCTTCAAAGCGGTTGACAGCGTAACGTCTGCCAACGACGAGATTATCAAGTCCGCCAAGGTCGCAGGCCTCGGGACAGACGAGTATCAGAAGCTCGCATTCGCGGCGCAAATCTCGGGCACGAACATCAAGCAGATCGAGGTCGCATCGCGCACCGTCGCTCGCGGTCTCAACGATGCCAAGACCAAGGGCACCGGACCGCTTGTCGAGGGCCTGGAACTGCTCGGGCTTCGCCTTGAGGACGTCCAAGACCTGCCATTCGAGAAACAGCTCGGCGTCTTTTCGGACGCGATGAACCGGCTGGGCACGGAGCAAGAGAAGACCGCAGCGTCTTCGCTTATCTTTGGCTCACGCGCCGGCCCCAAGATGGCGACCCTTCTTGCCGAGGGGTCCGCGGGCATCAAGGCCCTAGGCGATGAGGCCGAGTCCCTTGGCGCAGTCATCGGCGGACCCGCGCTAGAGCAGGCGGCCGAGTTTCAGGATTCAATCACTCGGCTCAAGGCGACCTTCGGCGGGTTCGCAAGCGACATCGCTACGGACCTCGCACCGCTCATCAAGGAGATGATTGACGGGTTCAAAGACTGGGCCGTCGCAAACAAGGGCGTCATTGCCGAGGACATCAAGGGCTTCATCAAGGGAGCCATCCCGATCCTCAAGGCCTTCGTGTCCGGGATCGGATTCGTTGTGGACGCGATCAAGGGCTTCATCGAAATCATGGGAGGCGTAGGCCCCGCGATGGGTCTTGCGACTACGGCGGTCGTTGCGTTCAAGTTGGCGATGGCCGGCGCGCTTGGACCAGTCAGCGCGATTGGCCTAGCGATCGGCGGCCTGATTTCTGTGGTCGCAGGGCTTGTCAGCCAGTTTGGAGACATGAACGACGAACTCTCCGAGACCGAGGAGCGCGCAGCGCGGCTTCGGAACCGACGCAAGGAACTCGGAGAGGCCACGGATGCGGCAACGGCAGGCGTCGAGCGCACAAACAAGTTCATCGAGGAGAACAATCGCCAGCGCGCAGAAGTGAGAAAGGCCGCAGAAGACCGAAGCGGCACTTTCCAGCGGTCATTCGCGGAGCGTCAGCGGGCCGGCGCGCGCGTTCGGGAGCAACTTGCCGAGCGTGGGGTAACCGGTCGACGCGCTGACAAGATGGTGAGCGATGTCATCCTCGGTAAGACCACCGAAGAGAAGGCCCTGGAGCGCCCCAAGCGGGGCGGAGGCGGACGCGGCAGGGGCAAGTCAGCCGCAGCAGCCAAAGAGCCTGAGAGCGATGTGACGCTGGCAGAGTCGCTGATAGCGATCCGCACCGGAACGGCGGACCCAAAGCAACTCAAGCAGGTGATTCAGCAGCTCTCGCGCAAGACGCCGAGTTCGAAGGCAATCAAGCCCACGGTCGCCATCGACTTCTTCAACTTCCAGATCACGCAGAACTTCCGCGGCGGCGACCCGATGGCATCGGGCCGAGAATCAGCCAAGGCCATTCGCGGCGAGTTTGAAAAGGGCGTCTCCCGCGCTGCGCAATCCATTCCTCAATCGGTGATCAGATAATGGGAACAGGAATTCCACTCGCCCTATCGGGTATCAAAATGGTCCAGACGGCCAGCATCTACCGGCTGTCCAAAGCGACCGGCTTCCAAGTGCCCATCGAGCCGCTCATCGACTTGATCCCAGGCATCACTCCCCTGCGAGTGACGATGGACTTGATCGACAGCGAAGACATCTCGCTGAACTACACGGTGACCCAGAACAGCCTGCAGGACTTCTCGAACGCGACAAGCAACGTCCATCGAGAGCTCCAGCGCATCTCAATCACCGGGGTGATGGCCTCGACGCTTCAGATTGCGCAGCCCGTACCCACTCCAGCGACAGCCGGCGGCGCGTTCGTGCGCTTCGACCTCGTTCGCATCAAAAACCTAGAGACCATCGCGAACCGGATGGAGCCGGTGTCCGTGGTCACGCCTCGGTTCTCGATGGCTCAATGCTTCATCGAGAGCATCTCGCGCCCGTGGTCACCAGACTTGGGCCCAAACACCGAGGTCACAATCACATGCGTCGAGGCGCGCATCCTGAGCCCAGGTCAAAGCACGGCGCAGCCTGACTACGATGCGCAGTTGCCAGGCAATGGAACGCAGACGGGCGGCGGCAATGTGTCCGGAGCCCCCGCTAACTCAAACCCCGCCACGCCAGGCGTAATCGGAGCGGCCCCGCGATGAGCATTGTCGATCTGCCAGTACAGACGGGAGACCCTGAAGTCGGGTTCTCGTCCAACTTCGCTTACACGGTCTTCCTTGAGGGCGTCCAGGTGGGGCTCCGCTTCTACACGAACAAGCCCGACAACTCGTGGTTCTTCGATATCACGACGGTGAACTTTGAGCCGGTGGTCGCGGGCCTTGGCTTGGCTGTCGGCCTGGACCTGTTCTTCCCCTATCGCAGCCTTGGCATCACGGTGATTCCGCCCGGGATTCTGTATTGTGAAGACCTACGCGCCGAGGGCGACTCGCCGGGCTTTGACCCCACGGTCAACTCGTTTCAGAACGACACCCACCAACTTCGATATGTGAGCAGCGACCACGTTTACGCGGACGAAAGCTAAGCCATGCCCACCGTGTTTCCCTTCTACCTGAACATTGCCGCGAAGGTGACGGTGAGCGATTTCTCCGGGGCGATTAGCTTCGACGTGGAGAACTCGGACGGGACGGGGCTTTACATGGAGTGGAACATCGAGCGGCAGCTATCGACGCAGGCGGACCAGGGCACGCTGCGAATCTACAATCTAGGCAAGGCGCAGCAGGGCATTATCCAGAGCATCGTCAAGGCCTCACAGGGGTTCTCGGCAATCGGCAATGTCGAAGTGTCGATCGGCTGGGACGCCCTGACCTTCTCGATGATGAAGGCGCAGATTTGGAAACTCCAGGCCAAGCTGTACGAAGACCCGGACGTCGTGACACAAATCGAGTTTGGCGACGGGTTGCAGTCGAATCGCGACGCTCAGACTCTACCGACCCAGATGGCCCAGGTCTTGGTCACGGACCTACTATCGCTGCTCGCGTCCCGCTTCAGCCCCCCTCGGTTCCTCGATGTCGAGCAGGTGACGGCCGCGGTGACAACATCGCCAAACGGACTTCGGACCATCGGCGGCTTCGACCCATCCGGACAGTCCGCCAAGGAGACCTTTGACGACATCGTTTCGGGCTTGGGCGATGGGTACTCGTGGGGCTACGGGCCAAACGGCCTAATCGTCGTATACAACCGCGGGCAACTCAGCATCGCCGCCGGTACTCTTCCAGAGCTCGTGAGCCCAAGTACGGGCCTCCTAAGCTTCACCGAGGAAGACAACGGCTCCGTGAGCTTCGACTCTCTCGCCAATCCATCCATCATGCCGGGCGTACCCGTCACCATCCAAGACCGCTTCGGCAAGCCCGCGGGTCAGCCGGTCATGCGCGTTGAATCCGTCCGGTTTGACGGCAACACCCGAAGCGATAACCTCATGTCAGGCGTGGCGAGGCCACTAAGCGTGATCTAATGGGCAACGAACAGCGAACCGGAGTCTACGACCTGCGGCAGAACCCGCAATTGGCGGACTTGTTCCAGGCGCTCGGACGCAATTTGCGTGTGACCATGCGGACATCGACGGTCGGAGCCATCGCCCCAAGCGACGCTCAGCCGCTCGGGTATGACGCGGCGACGCAGTTGTGCTCGGTTCTCGTCCAGCAGTTGACGGTGACGCGCAACCCGGCCAAGGCTCAAGGCGCGGGCTCGACTATCACGCAGCCGCCCGTCCTGCTGACAAACGTCCCGGTCTCGTGGAGGCGCACGAACGCGGCCTACCTGACGCTGCCCCTGAATATTGGCGACACAGGCGAACTCATCATCCAAGATCGAAGCCTCGCGGAGTGGCGCAAGCTCGGGATTCCCGTCGACCCTATCGACAACTGGACGCACAACCGCGGAGACGCAGTGTTCCACCCGGGGCTACACCCGGACACGAACCCCATCGCCCCGCCCACTGACCAGACCGCAGCCGTGTTGGAAGGGCCCGAGATCGATGGTGTGAAACTTGGGCGCTTGGCGTCGCTAGGGGTTGCCAGGGAAACCGATGCGGTGGGAGCAGTAGACTCCATGATTGAGTGGATCCTAGCGGTGAATTCTGCCCTGAGCAGCCTGGGCGTCGTCGTTCCTCCGCCCGAAGGCTTCGGAGTTATCACGACTGCATCAGCGAAAGTGCAGGCTGAGTAATGGCGGACTTTCAAAACGTCGACAACGACATGGTGTTCAATAACGGAGAACTCGTGTTCATCACGGGCCAAGAAGCGATCAAGCAGCACATCGAGATGAGGCTCAAGACCTTCTTGGGAGAGACGGTTTACGACCAGTCTGCCGTCGTTCCGTACATCCAAATCATCTTTGTGAAGTCGACCCCGCTCGATTCGGTCCAGTTCATCCTGACCGATGCCGTCGAGAACACGCCAGGCGTTACCGGTGCAGAGCTCGCCGTCCAACTCGACCCGCTCACCCGCGTTCTGACCGTCACCGGAAACGCGCAGACCATCGAGGGCAACGTGGACTTTTCGGTTAGCATCACACCAGGCCAAGACACGGAGACCTAGACAATGACGTTCGCACTCACAGCAGCAGGTCTCAGCACCGAAACCCAGTCGGAGATCTTCGACGGCCTTGCCAATCAGGTGCAGGCCACTTTCGGGACCAACACAAACGTCAGCATCAGTTCGCTGATGGGTCAATGGTTGAACATCACCGCGGAGATTTCTGCGCTCAACCAGGCCGAACTGCTTGCGGTGTATCGCCGCTTCGACCCAAACAGTGCTGCAGGCGTAGCCCTAAACGCGCTCGCCGCGCTGACTGGCTCCGTGCGCAGGGGCGCCACACAGTCCGTCGTGGAGGGCTTTCTAACCTTCAGCGGCGCAGGCACCTTTGCCAACGGCGGACTTGTCCTGAACGTCGGAACGCAGACCACATGGCAAGCCATCGGCGGCCCGTACTCAGACACGGGCGGACCCTATCCGGAGCTTGTCGCGGCCACCTTGCAGGCCGTCGACACCGGACCGCTTCAGGCCAACTCGGGAACCACTTGGTCGATCGTCACGGTCACCCCGAACGTCACCGCGTACACGAACCCATCGGACGATGCCACGCTCGGGCAGAACGAAGAGAGCGATGAGGACTTTAGGCGCCGCCGTCAGAACGAGCTCTATTCGCAGAACATCGGTCCGCTTCTCGCCATCTCGGGCGTCGTCTCGAAGGTGGACACCGAGAACGGCCAGGTAACGGACGTTCGCACCTACCACAACCCATCCGTGAACCCGACTGACTCGGACGGAATCCCATTCAAGGCCTTCAATGTGGTCGTGGAGACCGACCCGCCCCTGCCCGTTCCGCAAGTGGCAGGACCCATCGAGCCGCTCGCGCAGGACATCGCTGACGCCATCTTCTCGGCCACAGGTGCCGGCGGCGAATCGTATGGGACCGATTACGGCGTGGTGTCCGTCATCAGCGTCACCGATGTCGAGGGGCAGGCTCAGGGGCCAATCCTGTTCGACGTCGTGGAGCAGGTGGACATCTTCATTGATATCACGCTGACCCTGTTCACAAACAACGACGACGGGCCGGTGGTCCCAGAAGACCCACAGCAGATGGCCGACCTGATTCGCACCACTACTGCGGAATCTCTCACCGGATCGTTCGTATCGCTGGGCCGCGACGCTCGGGCGCTGGACACGTCCGGCGTAATCCAGAGCCTGATTCTCGATGGCGAAGTAAGCGGAGTCGCTACGGCCGTCGTGGGCGTGAGCCTGACGCAGCCGGCCTTCCCTATCGCGTCGCTCACCGCGCCCATCACCATCCGGCAAAAGCCGGACTATGACACCGGAAACATCCGCATCGAGATCGACGGGGTTCAATACTAATGTCGCTATGGGGACTAGACTCACCGTGGGGGCTACCCGATGCCTTCTGGGGCGTCGATGGGGACAGCGAAATCTGCGCCTTCGTGCAGACGCGAATCCTGTCTCAGATGGATTCGACGGTCGGGAATCGAAACTTCCGCGACTTCATGTGCATCGTCGCGCAGCCGTTTGGCGACTTCGATGACGTGGCCGAAGATGTCGCGGACGCGTTCAACCTGGACACCGCCGTAGGCGTGCAACTGGACGTCATCGGGGCAGTGATCGACCTGCCGCGCTCGGGTTTCACGGACGACGAGTTCTATCGGAAACTGCTCAAGATGCAGGCGACGATCCTGATGGGGCAGACGGACGGGGACTGGACGGGAAGCGTGAACCAGATTCTCTCGATGGTGCGCACCTTCATCGGGGCCGGCGGCGGCCCAATTCTGTACACGGCGCTCCCACCCTATTCGTTCCAACTCGACATTCCCGCAAGCCTGACCGGTCCCGAGTTCGCAGTTCTGTTCCGGCTCTTGTGCCGCGCCATCTATGCCGGTGTGCTCGGGTTCTTCGTCATCGTCCCGCCCGGTGACAATCTTTGGGGATGGTCAGGCGGCGCAACGACAAACACGGCGCAATGGGGATGGTCCGGCGGCGCAACCGTGAATCCCGGGCTTTGGTCCGGAGTTCTGACCACAGAATCCTGCTAGGAGAAATACAATGGCAACCAGACCAACCGGAAACCCGCCCATCTGGGCGCAGACTGTAAACTATCCAGCCGGGCCCGATGTTTGGGCCGGCTCGCCCACGAAGGTTCAGGCACCGACGAATACAGGCGTTGGGTTCACACCTGAGACCGGGATCGTAGCCGACTATGCGAACTTTGAATTCAACGCGTATTCGACATGGGTCGAGTGGCTGAGCTTCGGTTCGAATTTGGCGGCTCTAGATGCCCACGTTGTTGAGACTGACAGTTCGGGCCGAGTGCGAATCGCATACTCGACGCTCGGCGCGACGGTGGCCGCGGTCGGTCCGGTCATAACGATCGACTCATCGAACCACGCAACGCCACAGGCGATGGCTGTCATTGCCGCGAATCACTCCGCGATCACAGCGACGAACAACGGAGCTTCGGATACCGTGAACGCGGTCAACGCAGGCTCGGGAGCGTGCATCAATGCGGATGCACAGGCTGGCGGCGTATGCATTGACGCCGACTCGACCACGGCTGCGGCAGTCGATGCCGAGTCCACGGGTAACCACGGCGTGCACGGCAAGACCGACGCGGCCACCTTCGCAGGGGTGTATGGCCAGGCCGCCGTCGCAGTTGGAAGCTTTGGCGTATGGGGCGACACCCGGAGCGTGGGAGGCCGTGGCGTCGCCGGAACTAACTCTTTCGCAGGCGGAAGCCCAACGGACGAGACCCAAGTGGGCGTTTTTGGCTTCGGCAACAGCACGGCCGGGGTGTGGGGTCGCTCGATCGATGCCTATGGCGTAGTTGCAGAGGGCGATACGACGACACCTGTCCGGGCGGCGTTCCGCATGGTGCCTCAGGACGCGGACCCGAGCTCAGGTCTAGATGGCGACATGTACCCGAACCTCGGGACCGGGCTGCTTAGATTCCGCCGCGGGTCGCAGTGGCGCAGCATGCATGACAGTCAGTACGGTTTCGTTGCGAACAGCGTCGACGGGCTATCGGGAAGCCAGAACACGGCTCCGATGACGGTCAAGCACTCGATCAGCCTGGGCACTCCAAACGACCCGAAGTTTGCTGGAGATGTTGAGTTGGAGTTCACCGCATCGGTTCGGAACATCAATGACGTACTCACGACGTTCGAGATTGAGTTCCAGGATCAGACAGCAGGGGGGACCGTGATTAAGACGAGTGAAATCTACCTGGCAAGCACGAACACGAACGTGACCAACCCGCCTGTCGGCGCGCGCCCGAACGCGTACGAAAAGACGATCACCTTTAGGGCTAGGTACTCGCTGCCGGCCAGTGGGCCTCGCACGTTCGACGTTGCATTTGCTGCGTACGGAACAGGCGCACCCGCTGGCGTCGAATGGGTGGACGGGATGCTCAGCGTGAAGGGCGTATTCTAACCGTGGCCAAAGCCAAGACAGACGGCCGCAAAGCAGAGCGCAACGCGCTCACCCTGACCCCTAAGATAATCGAGGAAGCGGCTCGAATCGTAGGAAAGGGCAACTTCCGATACGTGGCGCGCGGGCGCCTGGGCATCCCGCAGGAGACATGGAAATCATGGCTTTACCGGGGAAGAACGGAGTGGCGCGAGTACACCCGTGGGGACCGTGAGAAAATCACGCTGAAGATGGAGCTCGTGAAGGCGCTCGACCAAGCCGAGTGTCGGAATCATTCGGACATCATCGAGGACGTGATGAGCGATGAGACGCCCATCAAGATCAAGATGGAGTATCTCTACCGGAGATACGGAAAGCTCTATTCCAAGAGCCCGAACGCGGTTGACGATGACACCGGCGAGGATGTGAAGGTCGACCCAAATCAGGTTCTCATCGAGAAGCTTAGCGCGTTCCTCCCGGAGGGGAAGGGCGAGCCCGAAGATGACTAGCCCGCAAATCATCGAGCAACTCGGACGGCTCAGCCCGGCCAAGATTGCAAGCTTCGCGCGCTCGCTGAAGCATGAAGAGGCGCAAGCCATCATCGACCATTGGCCCCTATGGGCGCTCAATCACCAGCAGATGCCGGACGGGGACTGGCGACGATGGAACATGCGCGTTGGCCGAGGCGGGGGCAAGACCTATGGCGGCGCCAAGTGGGTGAATCACATTGCTGAGGACCGCTCTAAAATCAGACGAGGTGAGATTGGCCTAGTGGCCAAGACCTTCAACAACGTGCGATACACGATGATTGAAGACCCGGGCTCGGGAATCCTGGCGACTGCGAAGCCAAGCTTCCGCCCCATCTGGGAGCCCGGGAATGGAATTCTGACGTGGCCAAATGGAGTCCGAGCTCGCGTGGTCTCAGCGGACAGGCCCGACACCGGCCGCGGCCTGAACGCTGCGCTCGTCTGGGCTGATGAAATCATGGCCTGGCCGAAGCCCGAAGAGATGTACTGGGAAATAATCGAGCCCGCGCTTCGCATTGGCTGGGCCCGCTGCATCATCACGAGTACGCCAAAGCCGCGGAAGTTCCTGCGCGACCTTGAGGCGCTTGAAGACACAGTGGTCACGCGCGCATCGACATACGATAACGTCCACCTGCAAGAGAAGGTGAAAGAAGCGCTGCGCCGAAACTTCGAGGGCACGCGGCGCGGCCTACAGGAGCTCTATGGCGAAATCCTTGAGGACTCCGAGGCCTTCCTCTGGAACCTCGACAACATCCACGCCAACCGGGTCAGCGAAGAGCCAGACCTGAAGCGCATCGTCGTGGCTATTGACCCGGCTGTGACCTCTAACGAAGACAGCGACGAGACCGGGATCGTCGTGGTCGGAGTCGACGAAGACGATCACGGCTACGTGCTCGAAGACGCAACCATGAAGGGCACACCGGAGCAGTGGGCGTCCAGGGCCGTGCAGCTCTATCGCTTCTATGAGGCAGACTGCATCTGCGCCGAGGTCAACAACGGGGGCGATATGGTGGAGTCGGTGATTCGGGCCGTGAATCGGGACATTAGCTATAAATCAGTTCGTGCGACACGCGGCAAAGTCCTGCGTGCGGAACCGGTGGCGGCTCTATATGAACTTGGCCGGGTTCACCATGTGGGAACCAAGGGCCTAGAGAAGCTTGAGCACCAGATGACCGGATGGCAGCCCGGCTTGCCGTCTCCTGACAGAATGGACGCACTCGTTTGGGGGCTCACCGAAACGATGCTGGACGATGAGGACCGGGTGGGGAGCATCCTCGCCTACATGTAGAGACCAAACGCGCATCGCTTAGCGAGCGCTCAACGAAAGACCGATCTAATGACGGACGAAAAGAAGGACAACAACAGCTCCGCGGCTATCCGCCCGGATGGCTACGCGAACGTGGTCACCGGATTCGGAGGCCCCCCGGACAAGTCGAGCGGAACATTCTTCCAGCGTATGCCGCGGCTCGGGCCCGAAGAGTTGGCGAGTTGGTATGAGCAGGACGCGCTCGCGTCGCGCATCATCGACCGACTTCCTGACGACGCCACGCGCGAAGGATTCGCACTCACGGGCGAGGATCGGGACTTCAACTGGAACGGCGTGATGAGCGAGCTCGAAGACCTCGATGCACTCAACTCGGTCGCGGACGGCTGGCGATGGGCTCGCCTGATGGGCGGGTCTCTTATCGTGATGGCGATCAACGACGGCCGGACCTACGACAAGCCGCTGGACATGAAGAATATCCGCGGGTTTTCAGGCCTGCAGGTGGTCGAGTCGACTTTCGCGCAGCCATCTCGCCTCGGCTCCGGACTCGGTTCCGCGTCCTTCCGCAAGCCCATCCACTACGAGATCACGCCGACGGTCGGAAAGATGAAGACGCGCAAGGTTCACCACACGCGCGTGATTCGCATCGATGGCGTCAAGGTCCCGCCTTCGTTCCTCATCCGGCACAACGGCTGGGGCCCAAGTGTGCTTCAGAGAGTCGCAACCCAACTACAACAGCTTGGCGAGGTCATGGGGTACAGCCGCAGCATCGCGCACAACATCAGCGTTCCATTGATGCAGTTTGATGGCTTCCGAGATCAGCTGCTCGGGTCCGCCAAGGGCAAACAGCAGTTGGAACGGATGATCGAGACCATCCGGATGACGATGGACAACCTTCACATCCTGGCGATGGACAAGAATGACTCCGCCGGGGAGATGAAGCGGGACGTGACCGGGCTAGAGAAACTCGTGGCCAAGTTTGTCGACGCGCTGGTACGCGCAACGGACATGCCGCGAACGGTCATCCTAGGCGAGCAGCCGTCAGGGCTCGGAGCAAGCGCTGACAGCGAAATTCGCAGTTGGTATGACCACGTTCACGCCAAACAGCGGCTCGTTCTCACTCCGGTGATCAACCGACTGCTAGAAATCATCCTCGCCGGCCGCGCGCGACGCAACCCGGACATGGACATCCCGTCCGAGTGGCAGGTCGAATGGAATCCGCTTTGGCAGCCGAACGACCAGGAGATGGCCCAGACGCGGCTCACAAACGCTCAGGCCGATCAAATCTACTTCTCGATGGCCTCGATGAGCGTTTCCGAGATTCGCACGCGGCTTGAGGACGAGGGAACGATCAAGGATGCGACGGTCGAAGTGCCGCTTCCGGCCGCGCCCGTGATGACAGGCTCCCCTCCTGGGGGCTCCGGGGCGCTCGCTGCGGTCTCGGACATCGACCCAGCACCCGACGCGGCCGAGCCGTCGCAGAAGCCCGTCCCTGACGACGTAGTGGACGTGCGGGAGGCCGCCAAGCGCCTCGGCGTTGCCACACGTACGCTCACCAGGCAGATGCAACTCGGGAACCTCCCGTTTTGGCAATTCGGCAGCCGTCGACAGGTCAGCCTATCCGAGGTCATGGAGCTCGGGCGCCGAGAGGTAACGAGCGAAGATGCGCACGCGGACCGGGCTCCGTCAAAAAAAAACCCTCTAACGCAGCCGTTTCCTGAGAAGGCCGCAACTGCGCTCGGCAAGCAGTACCAGCAACTCAACGCAGTGGCGATGGTCCAGGTCCGCCGGCATCTCATCCCGGCCATCCGCTCGGGCAACGAAGCACGCATCACGAAGGCCATCGGCCAGGTACAGGCGGGAGTCAATCGCGGCTACACGGACACTGACATCGCGAAGGATGCAGCTAAGACGGCTGACATCGTGAGCGATGGGCATGCAGACGAGTTCTTCGCGGGACTCGCCGCGACCCTTGGCGTAGCCATCACCGGAACCGACAGGCCCGGGGCGGGGTCAACCGAGGGCGCGACCAGCATCGAGGCCATCGAATCCGACGCGGATGGCGAGGCGGTCGAGGTCGCAGTCGTGGTCAACGAAGAAGCCATCGAGGCCGAGGGCGAGTTTGTGGACCGAAACGTCGAGTTCATGGGCAAACTCCGCAGCGGAGTGGCCGCAGGCCTGGGAATCTGGCTCGCACGTGAGGTCGCAGGCCAAGACCCAGACGAGGCGGCAGCCAAGGCAGCGAAGTCATTTGGCCAGACGGGCGTGCCAAGCAGCGTTGGGGAACTTGTGGTTCACCTTCCGAGCCACGCGCGACTCATCGCTGACGACCAGACGGGCACGCTGAACCTTGACCTAAAC